ATTTGATATTTTTATTGCTCTTTTTGTGATTGGGATGGCTCTTATGATTTTGGTTCCAGCAGTCATTCTAATGGCTTCATATCCAGAATTTATTTTGCCTGCTGGAATCCTTTTTGCTATTTGGCTTGCTTCAATGTCCGATAAGGTTGTCGAAGCAATGGTTGCAGGAGCACTTCTTGGAGGTGTTTATGTAATGCTCGGAATGATTATCGGAGCACTACCATTTTGATTTACTTTTTGACCTGCTGTGCCTTGTGCCATTTATAAGCTTCAACTGCGTTCTTGAACTTTGGTGTGCCTGAAGGGGCAGAGCGTGTTCCAGAAGAAGACTTTCGAACTGTTTCACGTCGCCTCTGGCGGCGTTCTTCAATTTCAGAACGAGCATTTTCAACTTCAATAGAACCAATCTTAGACTTTGCAATATAAAAAGCATCTTCAAGCTTTAGTTCTGGACGGGTCTTCAACAGATTCATAATCTCTGTACGGTACTTTGGATCTGTTAGCTCTGGATTATCAGCCTTAAACTGGTCAAGCTGTAGCTTTCGCTGTTGGTTTCTAAGCTCTTCCTGAGCAGGAGCAAGCATATCTCTAAGCATTATCTGTGCTTGTCGTTGTATTTCTTTTTTCATTCCCTCTGGATCAAAAAGATCATATTCTTCTTCTGTGTTAATATTAGACAAAGTTCTTGCCATAGGCCCATTCATAATAACTTCTGACTGTCTACGAGATTCTGCTGCCTGTGCTTCCAAATCTTTACGCATACGAGCAAGCTCTTGTGTTTTGCGTGTGTAGTCAGAACGAAGGTTTGCAACATGCTTTCGCACATCTTCTGGCATATGTTGCATCCAATGTGAAAGAGGTTTCATGCCCTTATGTTTTACATCTTCTGCAAACAAAGGATCATCTTCCTCTGACATTTTCATTAAATCATCAATGGTTAAGTTATCAATCGCTTCATCTAAGTTATCAGGTGATCCTTCTGGATTCTGATCTGTGCCGGTATTCTCTACAGAATCGACATCAGCATTAACATCGCTCATATATTAGTCTCCTTATTTTTTAGACTTCTTTTTCTTTTTAGACCTCAACTTTTTCAAGTCTGCTGCTGTGATCTTTTTACGAGGTTTAGCGACCGCAGCAAGTTTCTTTTGTTTCTTAGAATATTTGGAATAAGGCATTACATGCGTTCCATAAACATAGCATCCATATCTTCTTCAGACATTGGCTGCTCTTCCATAGGCATTTCCTCACCTTCCATTTCCATATCTTCTTCGACAGGCTCTTCCAAGAAAGCCTTAAAGTTCCTGTCTTTTGCAAGCATTTCTAACTTTCCTGCAAGAGCGAGAAGGCCAGAATCATCACGAACAGTAGAAATATCAAAGGCCATTTCAGGCTTAAGAACTTCGTTCTGTATTGCCTCATCAACCGCTCCAGAAAACATAGCCAAGATGCGGGTAAAATCAGTTGGAAGAACCTCTGTATCCTCCACTTCAGGATAGTCAGGTGTCTGTCCAAAAAGCGGTAAAAGCGCATTAGTTGCGCGAACGAGAGGAGCAAGACCGCGAGAAGTAAAATTACCACGGGGAGCCATACTTTCATACATTTGTTCATCTGCCATCTCCGCTTCGTTTAGTTCAGCAGCGAAAGGTTCGCCTTCCATTCGGGCACCTTCTCCAACAACAATCATTTCCATTTTCATTCTCCTTTTGTTTTGTATTGTTCTATCCAATCAAAGATATCTAAGCCATCAAGTTCATTGCCTTCACAAGTCCAGCCTTTTCTATGACGACGAGCAAATAGTTCTAACTTATTCTGCGTGGGAAACATTTTGTCTATTCTATCTTGGACCTCTTCTGGTTTAGCACTGTGTTTTCCTCTTGGTGCTTCAACAACTTGTCTTTGCTTACGACAACCTCTTGGTTGAGGAATCTTACCACGCTTACCAACTATCACCATTTCTACTTCGCTGTTGACATACCAGCTTGGATTGATCTTATTCTTTTTCCAAATAAAACCAGTTGTTCTATAAGACCATCCCCAAGCAGTCATAAGTTCTATTGCTTGTTTTAGTGTAGGACCAGAACACCACATAAACAATAATGAATCATCTGAGGCAATGTCTTTTAATGGTAGATCATGCCAAGAAGTAGACATTTGTACCTGATAGTGGTCATCTACTTTTTTAGAGACAACAGTTGTTCCCTCATATTTCCAAGCAGGATCGGCAATAATGATATCAAATGTTTTCATATATTAAATCTTCTCTGAATAAAGGTTGTCAAGTGTTCCGTCCAAACATTCTTTGGCTGGGAAAGCCTTCTCAACAGCCTTAGCAGCATCACCAGTCTCTTTTAAAACTTTATTGTAAAGAGCAGTTTTATCATCTTGTGCTTTGGCTTTTTCTTGTAGTTTTGCGCTGTTATCTTCCCACCAATGCGAATCACCAAGATCTTTTTCATTAACAAAACCTTTAGCGTTCATTATTTTTTCTTCTTCTCTTTTATTAGCAACACGACGACCAGCAGACATAGACCAACTATTGTGTGCCATACCATCAGTCCAGTTGCTATGCCAAGCAGTAGCAGTTTTACCAATCAAAGAAGGCATTTTTATTTTTGCAATATTACACTTATCACACATAACTTCTACAGTTTGTGATCTATTAAAAGACATTAAGTGTTCTTTTCTATCTCCGCACTTTGGACAGGAGAAATCATATAACGGCATTATTATTTTTTTCCTTTCTTCTTTGGTTTAAACTTACCTTTCTTTTCTTTCATCTGCTTATATGTTTTTGGATCAATGGTTGAGCTTTTTTTAGATCTGGAAGTACCAGCTTTCTTTCTTTTATTTATGTTTCTGTAAAGGGACATTATCTTTCTCCGGGTGTTATTGCTCTCGCTAACAGTTCGGCATCAGTAACATTCTCAGTTGGACCACCTTCAATGTTCTCTACATCAGCAGCAGAAGGTGATGGTGTTGGTGATGGAGCTTGCTGTTGTGGGGGTGGCTGTTCCAAAAAGCTCTCAGGTAGCTCATAGGATCTCACTATTTCCTCAAGAATATTTTGTGGCTGCACACCAAGTCCTTGAAGTGTTGGTAGAAGAGAGATAAGGTTTTGTTTACGGATTGCATCTGAAAGTGGTGTGCTTCCCTGATCCAATGCATTGATACGAAACTTGCCTTCAAGGTCTTCTGATGTAAGGACTTTTGCTGAACCTTCTACATCAAGAACTGTAGTTTCTCCTTCCTCAGTTAAAAGTGTAAGCAAGCGAATATAAACATTTGAGATTTGTTCAATAGCAGCATCTTTCTCTCTTGCCATTTTACCGATTTCAGAAGCAGAATATTGAGCAAGTGCAGTAATCTCAGTAGCCGTTGCTTTTGTAGCCTCTCCTCTACTGAAAGGAGCCAAGATAGAACCTCTGTTAATGTCTTGCTCAATGTAAGCCAAATAACGGTCAAAGTTAGAAGAAATAGGCTCAACACCAATTGGTCTGATAAGTCCATCAAGTGTATCTGTGTCAACGCCAATCATAGCACCATCAACACCAGCAGTTATTTTTGCAAGTTCTTCTTCATCAAGCATACCTTCTTTGTAAAGATACTGACGGCTATCTCGTCTTACTGCGTTTGCCCAATAAGTGCGAAGAATATTTTTCTCATAAACTTGGTCATAGACGCGAGCAACTGCTGAAAGTCCTTCCATTGGTTTAGAAGGGCAACGAGCATAATACAAAGTAACAATGTTTGGTAATGGTCTATCATTATAAGTTCTGATTGGTATTTCAGATCTCTCAAGCAACTTATCGCCATTGGAATAATTTGGTGACCAGTAATAAACTTCATCATGCAGAAGATCATATAGTTCTACAATCTCGACATAAAGATATTCTGGAGGGAGACTTGCATAAGAAGCATCCATGCCACGATTAGAATTTGTAGCATAGTCATCAAAGTAATCTTTTTTAGGGACTGGAACAAACTGTTTGGCACCAAATATTTTTCTTGCCTCAACCAAAGTCATGTAATAGTTGTGCCCTACAAAACGACAGTCATCAGAACCAGCAGCATCCCTATCAACAATAACTTCCCAGCAAGGAATAGCCTTAATAGAAACTTTATCTAACATTTCATCAGATTCTTCAGGACACAACTTATAAGCGCAGTAATCATAAATAAGTGCAAGACGAGAACCAATTTCTAACTGCTCTCTCTGTGTGTAAAGAAAACGGTTTGAAGCTGCCTGAGCCATCTTCGGGTCACCACCAGTAGCAGCGATATCAGAGCCTATGACTACCGCAGGGGTCTTTGAAAAAAGTGAAGCGATAAAACCCTCCACATAAGAAAAAGTGTCAGCAGTTTCAATGCGAATCATAGTGGAATCGTATCTTTCATTATTCCAGAATTTCGTTTCATATGCGTCTTTGTACCGCTTTAGTTCTGAAGATTTCTGTTCCCAATAGTCTTTATGATCTGCATAGACCGTGTAGATAAAGTTAATAATGTCATTTTGTGTTCGCGCCATTTAAGTGTCCTCGCTAATAAATAAAAAGTCAAGTATCAATATCTTCTTTTCGAAGCAGCAGAGATTCCAGCGTAGTTTATTATTTTTTGTGATCTTTTTGCTTTCACCCAATCAGGCAAGAAAGACCTAACTGAAACACGAACTTTCTCTAAGGCCATGTAAGCAAGAGCAAGCGAGACTGCATTATCACTATGCGCTCCACCAATTTCTTTTAGTTCAATGTCACCCTTATCAGAAACCGTTATTGCTCTTAGCTCTGAATAAGTAATGTTATCTAAAATCTGAATATAACCGCGCTGAATAACTTCTTTTAGATTCTCAAACATTGCTGTTTTTGACTTTCTTGTTGTTATCCAATCTTTTCCATCTTCTTTCCAGATGTTGTAATATCCCATATGACGCATTTCATTTAAAACGACATTACCAAAATTATTAGATTCGACAAGCACAAGAGCATTGTTGTAATCAATAGCAATGTCCACAATGCGTTCAGCCAAAACGACTGGTGAGGTTTCATTACATCTCCAAATTAAAACTGGCTGATAAGTTAGTTTACTAACGACGCAAATAACAGAGAAATCGCGCTTAACCCCAGCAGCAACGTCAACGCCGATAGCATAAACATCATCTTTATTGCAGTCGTCAAATACTGTAGTTCCTTTCGGATCGATTTGTAACACTGACACATTTTCAAAGTCCTCTCCAGTTAAATAAGTGTTCCCAGAGATTGCATAAGCGTCATCAATAGAAGAAGGATATTCTCTTCTGAACTTTTCTTTTGAGCCAAGCTTTTGTTCTTTTGTTCTTCGCCAGTAAAGCTGTTCTAATGTCAGACCATATTTTATTTGTAGTTGTGTTTCATAGTCATTAAGAATAAAATGTTCTTCTTCTGGGATCTCGGAAGAATAATCTTTATGACTGAACCACGGAAAAAACAAATAGTTCCATTTGGCAGTTCCATTTTCATGCCGCATAATCTCTTGATGCATTGCATCATTAAAATAATTTGCTGTTGTCTCAATAATAAGCTGACCATCATTCAATGCTGAAAGGGCTGTTGCTTTTAGTTCTTCAGGGTTTGGAGCAAAAGCATATTCTGAGATATGCAAATAAGAACAAGTAAAAGAACGAAGTCCACCTTTACCTTCAGCAGACACAGCAATAAGAGAAGCACCTGAATCCTCAAAAGACATACAAGTTGTGTTGTCTGTTTGAAGTGGTCTTTTTAAAAAGTCAGGCAAGTTATCATAGAAGGTTCTATGAATAGACAGCAAGTGCTTTGAAGAATTTAGTTTGTGTGAAAGAATGGCTATTGTTATTGGTTCTGAGGAAGTATACCATTTCCAAAACAAATAAGCAGACACAATGGTTGAGGAACCAATCTGCCTGCCTTTCAAAACTAATGTATCTTCATCTTTCAAAAGAGCGTCCAACATAGTTAGCTGCTCTGCATTTGGCTTTAGTTTTATTTTGCGACCATTCTTACCAACGATATAAAGTCTGCTGATAAATTCAACAGGATCTCCAATTACTTTTAATAACTTTTCTTCGTACTTGTTCATAGATATTTCTTAATGTCATGTATCGTGGCTCGTTTTTCACTGTTCTCTTCAGACTTTGGTTCAGCTTGCATAATTGCCTGAAGGATATTTTTAATATCTGTTGTTGAAAGTGTACTGAACTTTTTGTCTCGACCCCATTCAGCCCTTGCAATATCAAGCAAAGCCCAAGCAAACATGATTGGATCTCCACTATCAACTGCTCTCTTCATTCGTGTTTCTGGTTGCATCCTGCGAGACATATTATATTCCTTTATTATTTAAGCTTTTGTCAAGTTTTGGGCTTGTGTTTGCAGTTATAACCGTGATTCTGCATCCAGTTACCATAATAAGAACCTTCATAATGATAACCACACCATTCACAAGTTAGGCTTTTTACTTTTCTTTCTTTATTTGCTTTCTTTTTTCGATTTGCTCTGTTTCTTTGGTTTTGTTTGAAGTTTTTGTTTTCCTTCTGTGACCTCATATATTTTTCATACTGCTCATACCAAACATGATAATCCATTTCTTCTTTTGCAACAAAAACGTATTCATCTTTGCTGTCATCCCACCACAAATAATAATTCTGTATTAGATCCATTAGCTTCCTTCTCATTCTTTTTACTTCTTCATCTTCTTCAAACATTTAAGCCTCTGGCATTAGTTTTTGTATTTCTTTCGTAAGATATTTTATTTCTTTGTTTACTTGTCCCAATGATTCTCTAAGTTCATCTTCATTTAGTTTATCAGCAATCTCCATTATGTTTTCTTTGCACCACAAAACGTAAGTCAAATAATATGTTAGGTGCGAAAGCTTTCTTTCTGGAGGTTCATAAAACATTTTGCTTTATCAACTTTATTGCTTTCTTTAGTTCCTGATGAGCATATTGCTTTGTAAAACCTCTGGAGGAACCAATCTCACTTAAAGTCCTACCTTCAAAATAATATTCCCAAACAATGTCTTTGTATCTTGGTTCCAGATTCTCTAACACTTCAAATATGTTTACTTGTTCTTCTGAAACTAAACTATCAAAAACCTTATTAGCATCCTGAGAATCTAAAGCTTCTATGATTTGATCTTCTGGATTGTAACTGTAGAAGTTATTCACTATCCAGTCTTTATCACCTATCCAGTAATATCTCCAATTGTCTAAACCTTCTTTCTTCTTTTTCATATACTATTTAACCTTTATCACCAACCATCAATATTAAATAGTATGTTAAATTAAGAAAAGAACTTTTTCTGTCATTTATTTCAAAGATCACTTTACTTTTATAACCAACCAACCAATATTAGATTAACATGACTGAGAGAGACTGTCAAGTAAGAATGTGATTTAATTCTGAAGATCAATTCTAATTAATTAATGAAGATCAATTCACTATCAATTCTTACTATCAATTATAAGTAGTATTAAATTTAAGAAAAGGAATTATTCAGATCAATTAATTTAAGATCTATTAGTTCTCTCAGTATTAACCTTAATTGATAGTAGAGCAAGCGTCAAGTAAAAAACATAAAAAAATGAAGAAAAATAGGCTTTCATCAATTTGACAAACTATGTATTAGTGTTGAGAGGGAAAAAACCTCTTGACGTTCAGAACACAACCTGTTATTGTTAGAACACCAACCAAACCAACCATCACATCTAACACAACAGGAGGTGAATACAACAGGAGATTAGAAAAATGAAGAAAGTACCCGGATATGAAAGTTATGCGATTGACACTGAAGGAAATGTTTATTCCCTAAACTACCGTCGCTCAGGAAAAACAAAAAAACTGAAGATGCACCTCTGCCCTCATCTTGGATATATGAAGGTGAGACTGTGCAAAGATGGAAAACCTAAAACATTTTTTGTTCACAGGCTTATGCTCAGAACATATTGGGATGAACAGTTTCAGAAATACGAAACCGACCACATCAATGGTGTCAGGCATGACAACCGCATCAGCAACTTAAGACCTTGTACCAGAAAAGAAAATGCTTTGAACCGAACCAAATCAGTTGGATGCACCAAAAGAAAGCATGGAAAGTGGCAGGCTCAGATTATGACTAAAGACGGTTATCTGCATCTCGGAATGTTTGACACAAAGAAAGAAGCTATGGAAGCCTACAAGGTAGCTAAGAAAATATACCACACGATAGAATACAGAGCCCCTGATAGCCTTGTAGCAGCTTAAAAAAAGAAAGGAGACAGACGACATGGATTCAAAAAAAGAAAGCGAAAATAATAGGTCACAGGAAGAGATAATGTATGAGATTGATTTGACACTTAATAAGATTGAGCAGTCTATTGATAAGCTTACAAAAATTGCTTATGACCTAAAACAAACTGTAAAAGGCTCGGTAGATATAAAAGCATTTCCTGAGCCTCAAGTTAAATGTTCCGAAGAACTTGATATTGCCTTTAGAGAACTGATGAAAGACACTTGACGTTTTCTTTATAGTGTGATACAGTAATAACGCATCAGGGCAACCAACGTAGTTGATCTCCACTTTCTGTTGTTGTGTTTAGCTTTCTTCCGTCCTACGTTGGTTGCCCATTTTATTTGCCTCCTAAAAGGCAAGCCCCTTCATCCTCGTTTTGGTTTGAGGCTCTGAGGGGGCTTTTTAATTTTACCAGCAACAAACGGGCTTGGCTTAATTACAATAAATATTTGTCTTTTATTCTTGTTCGCCTTGTCCTTCTTCATCCAATACTTCTCCTAAAACTTTCCAAGCTAAATCCAATAGGTCCATACCAAGCTCTCTACGTTCTTCTCTTGTTAAACCACCTTTGGAATATGAAATGGTTTTGATAATAAGTTTAACAAGTTGTGGTGCCAAGCCAATAATCTCTTCTTTTCCTCTACGCATCAGTTCTCCTTTTTACAAAATGTCTCAATAATAGTTTCAATGTAAACAAGCCTTTTGTCAAGTTTATCAATTGTTGCTTCATAACTTTTTCTGTCTTCTTTTATTTCTTGAATCAATCTTTCTGTAACATCTTTCTGAAAAGACATGAACCTGTTTAAAAAATAAACTGAAACACCAATGCCTGCTGCTGGACCTGTTAACAAACCTACAAGTAGTTCCATTTCCATTTTTCAGCCCTCAATTATTTTTTTCAGAGCATCCATAATAAGGCGAGCAATAACCCTGCTTTCAACAGCAGAAGGCGAATAGTTATCTGTTGGGTCATATGAAGCCAGCTTTAAGCCTGCATCTGATTCACTAATAACAAAAGTTATTTTGTAGCCAGCAATATCAAAATCATTCCCATCAGTATCCTGAGAAGAAATAGAAACCGCAAAGCTGTCGTTAAAATCTATTTTCATTTTGTTCTCCTATAGTGTCACAGTTAGAGCGTTAAACTGAGCTTTAAACTTCTGCTGATCACCTGCGGTCACAGTATCATTTGATGCTGAAGTACCAATCCCGACGATAATATAAACATCAGTAGTGACACCACTTGCTGCGTTCTGATTTGATTGCCTGACAGATTGATTAACTACATTAGAACTTCCGTTGTATGTTAACGTTTGTCCTACACCAAGCGAATCATTACCTCTCAGCAATGTTGTAATAGCATAATTTGCAGTTGCAACAGCACCACTTGTTTGGCCGTTTATTGTCCAAACACCGTAAGTTGGATTGCCACCAGTGTCTTTCTTAAAATAAGCACCAGTTCCATCAATTGTGCCTGAAGCAGTAGATGTAGGGTCTAGCGCTGCACCTAATAGATATGCCTGATCGAAATCGTTAACTGTACCATCGTTTTCGAGATAGCAGTTCATTATTAATTTATCTTGA